TTACGGTCAAATGATTCTATAAACAATAATTGATCTAATTGTAGTTGTGTCGCAGTTCCACCAGACCTTGCTGCAACATTTGCAGTTCTAGCTGTTACTGCTGCATCCCAACCAACTGAATCTATTGCTATTGCTTTAAGTGAATTTCCTCTTAAGCCAGGATATTTTGCATAGAATAATCCTGTTCCGGCGGCAGCAAATGCTGTACCATTAAAATCATCTACATTATCAATTCTTTGTGTAGTTGCATCTGCTTGTGCTGCATAAGATTTTACTACTGAATTTCGTGCTGCATCTCCGGCAGCTCTTACTACCAGAAGATTATTTGCATATGCAAGATAATTTGCAGCTGACCAAAAATATTCAAATGTATCTATTGTTGGCTCGCCGAATGTTTTTACTAATTCGTTTTCTGTTGATATTCTAACTCTTTGATTTACTGGGCCCCATTGAAATGCACCAGCAAAAGCACCAATACTTGTCGCAACATTGGGTACTACAGTGGTCAAATCTCTTTCTGTAACTACGACGCCTGGACTAACTTGAAATGGCATTTTATTCTCCTTTACAATTAATTACATTTTTTATATTAATATAGTTTTCATCAATTGCATAATTTAATTTATTGTTTCCCATACTGTCCCATCAGAATCTATCTCATATTCTTTCTTGTTTAATCCATTATCAATAACACCAAAAGGTGTCGTTAAATCTTCTAATTGGTTCATTTGATTTTGATATAAATTATCTCTTATATTTTGATTACTTAAATCTTTAAAATATTGTTGGTCAACCAACCAAGCGAATAATACTAATGTAATAACTAAATCATCATTAGTTCCTTCCTCGCCTGAAAAAGATTCACCAATAGCAATAAATGTCGTTAGCTCTGTTATAATATCGTAGTCATTGAATAAGAGTTTGTTTTCTTCAATCAGTGATTTTAAATTTGAACAACCCAATTTCTTCATTGTTTTGGTTGTTCTAACACCAAATGCAGATTCTCTCTTTGCACCACTACTCAATTGTTGGCCGTGTCTTCCATACCATGATGTTGAATACAAATGCTCATACTCTAAATCATGGTGTAAAACGTCAGCAACCTGTGAACCAATGTCATTTATTTCTACTAAAATATATGCATAATTATATCTCTTTCCAACAGTATTTATAATATTCGGAAAGTGTAGGGGTGCTACAGTGTTATTTCGGTATTTTGCAACGATTTTGTACGGAATTTCAGTAATATCGAACACCGAAAAGGCAGAATAGTCCCGTCCTTGCCCTCTAGCCACGTCAACGGTAATAGTATATGTATGCCCATCAACTGGCTCTTCATGCACATCTAAACCCTCTCTAGAGAATAATGGCTCATTATATGACATTTCTTGCAGTCTTTCTGTAGAAATCAGAGTATTTGTAGAACCTAAAAACTCTGCCTCATACTCCTGTCTGAAAGCATCTTCACCAATTGTCGATACAGTTCTTTTGTGCCATGCTTCATCTCGGCCGGGAACATTTGACCAATGAACCTTGAACGGGTAAAATGTATTATTTCCAGCTTCTGCATCATTCCAGAATTTATAAAAAAGATTAAATCCATTTGGAGTAGATACAATAATAACTTTGGTTTCTTTACCAGATGAAATCGTAGGATAAACTGAGCGTATAAATTCGGAAGCGATGTGTCTTTGAACGTGGGCAAACTCATCAAGGAGAATACAAGAAAATGAAAATCCACGGATTGCACTTGAAGATGTGGAAGAAGCAATAACCTTACTTCCATTCTCAAGTTCCATAGAACCTTTATTCCATTCTCTTAAACCTTGCTGAAGAAATTTGGGGAGATGCTGATAGGACGTTTGAATTCTGCCGAGGATTTCACGAGCAGTGATTGCTTTGTTAGCTAGAACACCAACAATTTTTTCTTGATTGAAAAGAATATAATGTAACAACCAACCGATAGTAGTTGTAGTTTTACCAACCTGTCTACCTGTCTTTACAATAACATTTCTATTTTCTGTTATTGCTTCTACTAATTTTCTTTGAAAGTCATACATCTTAAAAGGAACAAGCCCTTCATCAACATGGACAATCTTCACATAGTTTTCCAAAAAATAGATTGGATCATCTTTACACTTGATGTATTCCTCTATTTCTTTCTTAGTAAACTTATGTGGTACACCTACACCTTTTAAAAGGTTATTTCCTAAATAGGAATTTTCTTCTGGCATATTATTTTTTCTTTTTCATATCAAGAAGTTTTTGAAGTTCGGAAGTGCTACCAATGAAAAGATTATTTTCATTCTTCGTAGGTTTAGATGTTCCTTCTACTTCTTTCTTGGTTTTTTGTAATATCAAAAGTTCTTTAGTTGTTGCAGCTAAAGAATTCATAAGTTGGGTTGCAACCTCAAATGCTCTAGGTTGTTCACCTTCCTTTGCAATAGCTAATAATTCTACTAGTGCCTCATTACCTTTTTCAATAATGTTATGATACTGATCTCTTGAGAAATCATAGTCACTTGTTAAGTCAGTAGTTGTTATTTCTACTGCTGGTGCTTTTTGTATTTCTAATGGTTCATCAATATCAATAATATCATCTGCAATATCTAAAATATCATTCAGTTTTTTTACAGTTTCTTTTTTCATATAGTTTCATTACAAGTCTGTTATAGTTGTTGTCGTATTTATTGGTGCATCATCAGGGTCAGCTGTTGTTGGGTTTGGTACAATATCAATATTAGATAATTGTGTATCTATATCAGCACCCAAACTATCTGTGAATGTTGCACCAGCATTAACATCAACTTCCCTAATAATTCCTTGATCGGATGAAGGCCCGTATAAGTAACCCTGTACTGTAAATGATAGAGTATGAGTTAATGACCTTCTAGTAAGAAAATCACCTTCATAATCATCTTCGGTTGACATACTATTTAAAATAATTGGTATATCTCTTTTTATTCCCAATGTTTTCATTTCGTTCATTGTTACTTGAAACTCTGGTGTAAAGTACGGCAAAATCTGTTCAAGTATTTGTGAACCATCATCACTATTTAAAACCATAATAGATAAATCAATTTCAAAGTTATATGGGACAGGTGTATAAACAGTTTGTAATGTAGTAGTATTTGCATCAACATTAGCTGTTACTGTTGCTGGAAATATTGAACTGTTAGCTGGTTCACTTGTATTATTTTTAATTGTAACATTTGGTATTGATGTATAACCAGTTCCGGCATTAGTTAATGTAATACTTGTAACAACACCATTTTGCAATCCACTTACAATATTATTTTCTGAATCAGCTACTGTAATTACTGCTGTTGCTTGTGTGCCACCTGTTGGTGGAGCATCTATCTCAACAGTAGGATTTAAAGTATAACCAGAACCACCATTAGTTATTTCAATACTTTCTAATGGGCCAAGCATTTTTACTTCTCTTATTTTTTTTGTTGATTGTAATTTCCTTGTCGTGTCATATGTCATTGTAGTTATTTCAAACGACATTCTTGGAAGAACCATTCCAACGTGTTCTTTTAAATCAGCATTACCTTGAGAATCATTAGCAGAAAATAGTTCACCTTGATCCAATTTAGATAAATACTTTTGCGCAGGGCCATACGCAATAGGAACTTTCAATGTGTTTTGAATAGTACCATTTGATAATGTTCTTTTTATAGTTATATCATTGAATACAGTTCCAAATAAAATAACTATATTTCTGATATTTTTATTGTAAAAATATTTTCCAAACATTATAAATCTCCCTCACTCCAAGGATCAATTTCACTAAAATCTAAAATGTTATCACCCTCTGTTTCAAATATTTTATTATCATCATATTCAGATGATGAAATAACTTGGTCATCCTGTGATTGAATAGTATTTGTATGGTCACTACCTCTACTGTTTACACCTACACCTTGAATAGTTTCACCATCTTGAAATGCACCAGAAACACGATAAACATTTAATAAAGTACCAGCCATTGATGAAACTTTAGCAGTAGCACCTGATGATTGTCCAGTAATAGTTTCACTAAGTACAAATTTTTCACTATCATTAAATGCTGTACCTACTGAAAATCTTCTTGTTACTGCATTTTGTCTTTCAATCTTATCAAATACAGCACCCATCTCATCTACAGGAACATCAAATAACTGATTGTTATAACGAAACAATTCACAATTTAATTCATATACAGTATTTTTTCCTAATGTGTAAAATGGTTTTTCGTGTTCAACAAATTTAATTTCATATAAACCTTTACCTAATGGAAGATAAATTAAATCACCCTCTCTTGGAACGCGAAGGCTTACTTCTTCTAAAAATCTTTCTTTGTTTACAATTAAATTTAATTCGTCCTGTATATCTAAACCAAATTTAGAAACTGCATCACCAGAACCTTCAAATCCCTCTGGTGTATTAATATACATTTCTACTTTTCTAACAGAAATAAATCTTGATGTTGGTTCTTCGTTATATATTGTATCCTTCTCAGAAGTCGATTCTCGTATAACATACATTATTTCAATTCCATTTATTTCAATTACTTCTTTAGTTAAAGCGTTAAGTAATTCCTGTTGTGGAAATGAATTAAAATTTCTAAAATAGTTATTAACTGGCATATTAACCTACATATCCGTCTGCTGGAAGTTCATAAGATAAACTCATTTGTTCTTCTATCTTTGCAATTTCTTCAACTGCTTCATCATATATACTTTTACCATCAAGTGTAATACCACCCGGCAATACAACTCCTTGAAACTTTTTCAAGTTCTCACCCCATTGTCGTTTAATTAAAGCAGTAGTATATTTCTTTAGAAACATATCATTCCATACTTCACCATATTGTGAAGGGTCTAATGCACGATATGCTTCAATAACTAAAACATCGTTGACACTAAATTTTTCACTCCAATCAGCTTCTAAATAAACTCTGTTTTGTTTTCTATTAAACATCATCGTTGGAGCAATAGAAAATAATTGTTCAACTAATGAAAAATTCTGTTGTGTCATTTCCCATTGAATCAATGAAGAACCAGAAAAACTATTTAAGTCATTAAGTCTTAACTGGTATTCTTCATTGAAAAATCCACCTTGAAATGAATCAAAACTAGGAATAGGTAATACTCTAACAACACTAATAACAGGGCCACCTATAGGAGAAGCAGGATCACCCATTGGAATATATTCATTAGTAATATCTTCAGCTGTAATAAGATGTTTTAGAAAAACTTTCTCTACACCATCAAAATGATATTCTTGAAAATATTCTAATGCGTCATCAACTCTTTCTTCAAGTTGATCTTCATCAATGTTTATTTCAATTACAGGTTGTCCTAATCTTCTTAAACAATAATCTATTAGTCCTTGTCTTGAGTTTACACTAGCCATACTGTTTTCCTTTTATTATTGTGGGGCAATTCCCATTGGCTCAATTTGTTTCAATATATTTTCTTTGTCTTCAGCTGCGATTTGAAGACGAGCCTCAAGTTGAACGATTACTCCGTTAGCTTCATTGACTTTACCTTGAAGAACATTAATTATTTTTTGTGCATAGTTAAGTTGTGATTGCACTTGTTCAATAGTAACATCAGGGTCAACTGGTGCTGGTTTTGCTAATGGTGTTGTTTTTGGTTTCTTTACTTCTTCTTTTACATCTTCAGTCATTTCATAGACTCCTTAAATATAGAATTATAAATTACTTTCTTTTTTTCTTTGCTGGTTCATCTGCTCTTGAAATTCTTTGTTCATCAACTTCCAATCCATAACGCGTCCGTATCATTGTATCCAACTTTAAAATATCTGTCTGTAATACTCTAATACGATCTATGAGTTGAACAAGAATTTCAGTTTGATACCCTATCTTACCTGTAAGTGAATCTTGTAGCCACTTCACAATTTTCCAAAAACCCCACCCAATCAATAACAAACCTACGATTGGCACACCTAATTTTTCAATTAGGTCAGCAGTCTGGTCTAATTGCATTTATTTTACCTGTCTAAGTATGTATACTCCTAAAAAAACAAAAGGGGGATAGGGAAAACCCCATCCCCCTTCGATAAATCTACTACTATGTTGGAACTAATTAACTAAGTTAAAGTAAACCTTAGAAACTACCACCGTCAATTTCATCAGACCATTCGGGTGCGGTCGCGCCAGAATTCATCTTCAACATTTTTGATCCATTACCAGATGCAGTCAATTTGTTCAAAGTAGTACCACTATCAGCATATACCAAATCACCAGTAGTATAAGAACTTTGTCCTGTACCACCATCTGCAGCAGCAATAGTTGTACCATTCCATACACCAGTTGTAATCGTACCAATTGTTTCCAAATTAGCTGCTGCAGTCAAACCTACCATTGTTGTAACATTAGGTTGTACTGCTGACGTTGACGTTATTGTACCTGTTAAATTTGTAGCAACAACACTTGTAACAGTAGCAAGAGGTGCTACAAGTTCAACACTAGCATCAATTGTTGTACCGTCAATTGTTCCAAACTCAACATTACCAACACTGCCAGCTGTTACGACATTGTTAGCTATCGTACAATCAGACCAATATTTAAATTTTTGGTCTGAGTCATCCATACCAAAAAATCCTTGTTTAGCAGAACCATTGTAGTACGCAATTTCAATACCGCGGTCTTTAGCATCGGAAGGACTAGCATCACTACCAAGTTTAAAGACGGGGTCTGCCAATGAAGTTGTAGTTGTATTAACTACTGTGTTAGTACCAGAAACAGTCAAGTCACCAGTGACCGTCAAGTTATTGGGAATTACCACATCATTAGCTAATCCAATTACTGCTTCAGCACCAGCTGCACTAGCATTAATAGTAACAACTGTCTCATTAGCTACAGGAGTTACTGTTCTAATAAAAGCACCATCAGTATCAGTTGCCATCGTAACAGCACCATTTGGTATGCTAGTAATAGATGTATTACCATCCTTATCAACACTAACATCACCAGACAATCTTTGGTCTTCCCACTTGTTACTAACACCGTCATAGACTAAGAAAGATGCATCTGTAACAGCTCCTCCATTAGCAAGGTCTGTATCAGAAATCGCATCCATATCTGGAGCTGCATTAGAAACTGCTGTTGCAACAAATGCTGTCGTAGCAAGTTTGGTCGAACTATTACCTGTAGCTTGTGTAGCTGCAGTTGCGTCAGATGCTGTTAAATCAAATGCACCAGCACCACCTGTCAAAGCAGCAATTGTTGTTGTTCCTAGAAGTGCTGTGTCAGTTCGTAATGCTGTACCCCAATCACCACCGGGCGCACCACCAATTGTTTTTACAGCACCTGCTGTTGCGTCACCAATATAAAGTGTACCAGCACCACCATCATCAACCCATGCCAATTCACCTGCACTAAGTGAGGCTGGTGCGGATGTACCTGTACTTCTGTAAATTTTAATCGAACTTTCTCGTGCCATTTTTTTTATTTCCTTATAGAATATGTTAAAATAGGTTTAATCAAATTTAATCATTGTGTTCATACTAAAAAAATCATTTATTTCTCGAATTGTCATTATATATGTTAAACCCACCAAAAAATATATCTTTTAAAATACACCACCATCATTATCGTTAATAACATCTATATCCATCGGAACGAATTTTTCTGTTGTAGAGTCATATACTAAAACATCATTATCGTTCAAACCAATTTTATTTACGTCTGATAAATCCACCAATGGTGGTGTAACACCAGACCCAGCAGCAGACGCTGTGCCTAATGCTGGTGAAAAAATTGGATTTCCGTTATTAAAATTTACTTGTATAGGCATTAGATTATTGTTACCTCTGGTCTAATTGTTATAATACCGTCAATAACTCTTTCTTTGGGTATTGAAACATAATCACTACCACCAGCATCAACTGTTATAGAATTTACTATTCCATTCGCATCAATAGTTGCAGTAGCAGTTGCACCAGTGCCTCTTACATCCTGAGAACCAAGAACCCTTGTATCAGTAATAGCTACAGAAGGTGCTGATGTATAACCAGTACCAGCATTTTCAATAGTTATTTCTGATATAGCACCGTCTGCATTAACTTTTGCAAAACCAACAGCACCAGAACCACCACCACCTGTTATGGCAACAATAGAACCTGTTCTATTAGTCAACTCAACATCATACACCCATTTTCCATTTTTTAAATTAGATGTTTGAATTGGTGTTAATCTCAGCTGTATTTTACCAGTAGCAGCATCCATAACAACAACTGTAATGTTTTCTTTAGGAGAAACAGATTTATAATGTCTTCTTATTTGTGACGCAAGAGTGTGACCTGTTATATCCCTTGTCGAACCATTTGTATTCATCAAGTTAATATCAGCCATCCAATTTTGTCCAGCATTTAAATCTTGATTCCATTTTACTGAAGCCATATTATTTACCTTAGTGCATTATACTTTATATTTTAGTCTTTTGTCAAAGATACAAATGATGTATCAGCTTCCTTTTTTATATTATTTGTTTGATGGTTTATGCCCAAGCAAGTGAAGTTGCGTGGATGTAAGTTTCTTTACTACTTGCACTTTGATTATGTGTCGTAAGTTTATATTTCATAGATGTACCACTAGCTATCCCACTAATGTCTACATTCCTAGCAACCAATATCCTTTTATTAGTTCCCCAATCACCTTCATCTACAAAAGTAACTGCGCTTGAGAACGCTGAGCCATCTCTACTAATGTACCCTTTAATATCAGTATTAACTGTCGCTGTACCAGCACCATCTTCTATTAGCACTACTAAATCAGCAGTTGTCGGGGCTGATTCGGCTGTAGTTGCTACGGATTGAAGTGTTAGGTCATCAACAGTTGTGCTGGTGTAAGTTTGTCTACGGATAATAACTACACCACTACCACCGTTACCCCCGTTTGAAGAAATGCTGCCAGAGTTATGAGCAAGCGATCCTGCCCCGCCACCACCACCACTATTTGCTGTTCCATTACTACCATTAGAGGTGGTTCCAGCAGGGCCTGCTAAACCTCCACCACCAGATACAGTGCCATTTGTCTGAGTATTGCTAGTAGTCCCACCAGCTCCACCGCCAGCATATCCCACCGATGAACCAGTAATATCAATAGTTAGTCCTGCACCTCCATTTCCACCAGTCGCAGTTGACCCACTGCCACCTACTCCAGACGTGCCGCCACCTGCCCCTCCACCATATGGGGCACTTGTTGATGCAGTCCCACCAGAATACCCCTCTCCGGTAGTTCCTGCGGCTGGTGTTGATGTTGAATAATTATTACCACCACCTGACCCACCTACTGCTCCTATATTGCTCTGAGTATAAGCACCTTTACCTCCACCAACGGTAGTTACATCTGTTATATCTGATCCACTTATTGAACTTGCTCCACCGTTGCTTCCGTTATTTGTCATTGACGTACTACCAGTTCCACCAGCCCCAACGGTCATTGTGTAGGTTACACCTGCTCCAAAACTTAAATCTGTTTGGGCAGATGCTCCACCACCAGACACAGAACCGTAAGAAGACCTCAGGCCACCAGCACCACCACCAGCACCACCTGTAGTATTTCCATCACCAGAGCCACCTCCACCACCAGCTACAACTAAAAACTCATAAACTTGTGCTGAATTTGTGGAATACGAACCTGTGGAAGCTGTGTCATTCCATTGATACCAAGTGTAATCCCCATCTGTTCCAGTAGTGTCAGCATCGTGAGTTACCGTAGCCCCGACTTGTACTGCCCCTGCATAGTATTTAGCAGTACCAGAACCACTAGCTAATTCATTAGTAGAATTTCCAGCGTCTATACCAGTAGCATCCTGATATTCGTCTATAACTTGATCTACCATTTTAAACTGAGATAATTGGTTAGAAGATGCTATTTTAAAAGCCAAGATTGCTTGGTTGTATTCCAGCTTTAATGTGTTTGTAGCCATTGAAGATGGCAAAGAACCTGTTAACTTTGCAGCATCCACACTTTCAATTAAATTATTTACTACTTTTGATAAAGCCATTTATCTTTTCTCCTTTAGTTTTTATTTCTTAACTTTAACCCAGTGCAATTGCCATTGTTACAGCATTTGATTC